GAATGCTAGGTGATAATCAAGGAGGGCTGAAAATGCCGGATAGCAGCGGATATGATTTTGGAGGTTCTAATGACTTCCGTTTAAACGGCGGTGATCTTGGCCTAGGTGTTGGCAACTATGGTATGCCCGACAATCTAGGTAGCTTTACCACCAATCCTTATACCCCTCAACCTTCGTCATTCAACTATGGAAGTCCTAACGACTTCAACATGGCAGGTAGTGGGCTAGGCTTAGGTGGTGGTCCTGACACTATGCAAACCCCCTCGGGTCTTGGCAACTACGGGAGCAATCCCTACACCCAAGCGCAAGCGCCGTCAGCACCCACACAGGAAGAGAATCCTGTTAAGGCTGGTCTAATGAAGGCGCTCAATGCTGGTGGTCAGGCTTTAGGTCAGCCGGGTCGTATGGACACGATGGCCTCAGGTCTAATGGACCTGTTCAATCGCTATCGCCAGAACCAAGCCTCACGTAGCCTTTCAGGCAACCTTGCAAGCCTCTACGGTCAGAACAGCCCCTATGCACAGCAGCTAGCCCAAACCCTGCTGCGCCATGATGCTGCCTCAGGTCGTCGTAGCCAAGTGGGTCCTCGATCTGTAGAACTACAGGCACGGCTTGCCGAGCTTAACAGCCGCAATGCACCGATGCTCAATCAGCTTAACAACCAACAAGCGGGCAACTCTAATGCAATGTTAGGCGACATCTTCCGCATGATGAGCAATCAGCGTGGCGGTGGCGGTGGTCTAGGGATGCTACAGAGCATGTTTACTTCGGCCCCTAGCATGGGTGGGCTGACAGGATATAACCCGGCCAGTGATTACAACTATCAGAACGGCTCGGATATCGGAGGCTAAATGCAATACCAACAAACCTTTGGCGGACTACAGGACATGTACAACATGCCTGTGGCTATGATGCCGCAGGCTATGAGTCTTGCTAACCAACAGCAGGATGCCGATGCTCTAACATCGCAGGACAACCAACGTCAGTTCGCTTATGATCAAGCTAACGATCCTCTCAAACTACAGAGATCAGGATTGGATAACCAACTCCTGCAAGCACAGCTACCCGGCCAACAAGCCCTATCAAACATGCATGTGCGCAAGGATCAGAATGAAGCTGCAACCAACGACGCCTACATCAAAGACACGCTAGGCAAGTACAAGGCTGACCAGATTAAGCGTCAGGTGTCTGATCTAGAGAACCTAGGGCAGATTGCCTTGAGTCATTCAGAGACTTCCATGATGGAGCCCTTCGGGGCGGCTGCTCGTGTCAAGCAAGCCTTCGTGGATGCAGGTCATGGCGACCTGTGGCAACCTGAATGGGACAACCTTCCTGTGGGTCAGCTTGCCCTCAAACTCCGTGACTTCGGTACTCGTGTGCAACAACACACAGCGGCCTATAGCCGTGCCCTAGATCAAGCAGACATGAAAGCAGCCTCTGCTGCCAATGTGGCGAACATCAATGCCGATGCCCGCGTACAAGCTGCTCAGACAGCCGCTGAGGCTCGTAGAGCCGCCATCCGCCCTCAATCTAAGGAAAACATGTCTCAGTATGAGGCACGTATCCGAGAGGCGGCCGCTAGTGGTGATCCTGATGCAGCCACCGCACTAGCCATTCTGGAACGTCAGAAGGTTGAGCGTGCTCAGGCCGGTCCTACCGTTAATGCCAATACTAAGCCTGACCTCAACGCTCTCGGTATTCCTACAGTGGGTGCTACAGGTGGTGCTAAGGTTCCTCCGCCTATCTCAGCAACCTCAGGTCCGGGGCCGGGCTGGACAGACAACGGCGATGGCACTTGGACTAACGGAACAGTAACAATCCGGAAGAAGCAATAATGGATATTCCTGAGGGGTTTGAAGCAATCCCCAATGGGTTTGAGGTAGTTCAGCAACCGCAGGGGCGGGCTCCTGATTTCAAGGACAACATCCCTGTGCCACGCGCTGGCACCTATCAAGAGCCTAAAGGGGTAGACGACTTCGGTGAATATGTTAAGGGAGCCGGTGAGGCTGCCCTTAGCTTAGCTACGTCTGTACCCGCCACAGTTGCTGCCTCGATTGCAGCCCTAGCTTCTCCCGATAGAAGCAAGCCGGGCACTCCTGCCATTGCTGGTCAGATTGCCCACGACTACACATATGAACCCCGCACCGAAATGGGTCAGCGAATGACCGACTCGGCTGCGGATATATTGAACAATCTAATTCCTGTTGGAGCAGTGGCTCACACCATGCCTCCTGCTAGGACGGCTCCTCGCTACGCTCCCCCTAAGCCGGGTGGAGTTGATATGACTCGTCTGGAACCTACAGCCACGGCTGCCAAGGTTCCTGATGGCTATGAAGCAGTGCCTTTAGACTTCTGGAAGAATCGTGCAGCGGTAACACAGGCCATTGCACAGGATGCACGCATCCGTGAGGGGCAGAGCCCCATTGCTGTGAACTCAGAGGGTGTTGCTGGATCACCAGCAGCCCTAGAAGGTCTACGTCGATCAACTGAGGACATTACCTATGAGAACGTTCCTCCGGATGGCAGCATCCCTCGTTCTACTCCTGATGGCCGTCTTACTGTTCCTCGTGGTAACGAGTGGCCTATTGATGAAAATGGTATTCCTGTTCGCTCTGGAATGCCTGAAACGCAAGTAGAAGGTTTACAGAATGTAAATGTTAACCAGCCTCATGTCAACGACATGGGCAATGCCATTCAAGAAGCAAACGGCCCCATGTTAGGGGCCGGTGATGTCTATGGCAGTGAGCCACTAGGCGTGCCCCAAGGGCAGCGTGGTGCTATCAATATGGATATGTTCGACCCACTCTTCAAGGTGGGGAAGGAACTAGACGATGGCATTCGCCTCGTTATGCGTGGCAGTCAGAAGGGCCCTGTTGTTCTAGCCTACGATCCCCAAGGCAAGCGTATTGCTGAGGCAGGTTTTAGTCAGGACATGTGGGCACGCCCACCTGAGCCTACGCACAATCTAGAGGCTCAATGGGTTACTACCGATCCTAACAAGCTTACCAACATGCCTGACGCAGACAGGCTGGCTCCCACTACCCCGAGTAAGTACAAAGGCCTCGCGTCGGAAATGTACAAGTTTGTCTCGGAAATGGGGAACGACATTGTTGCCTCAGGTGCTCAAACTCCTGAGGGCCAAGCTATGTGGGCACGATGGGAGAAGCACGGCTTCGCTACAAACGGTGTAATTCCTAAGGCTCAACGCGGCGCTATTGATCTAGGGCCGGGCTCAACTCCGTCCCCTGTAGCCAAGCTTACCAAGGACGATCCGGCTGTCATTGCAGCCAGAGGCGAAGTAGATGCCTTAGCCAAGAAGAACGTCGCTAACAAAATTCTTGGCAATCCCTATGTGGACACAATTACTACTCCTGAGCAAGCTCTAGCAGCGGCTCAGAATGCCAAGGACATTGGTCCTGTCACAGCCTTCCGCAACAAGACCGTTACCTCAGGCCTCAACTCAGCGGCGCTGTCTAGTAACAACCCGGTGATTAAGTTTGCACGCCAAGCCTTCCGTAAGGCAGAGACAGAGGCTAACGTCCTGTCCGAGCAATACATTACAGGCCCTGATGGCCTAGCTAAGAAGTGGCAGCTTCTCACTGCTGACCAACGTAACGACGTTATGGCCGTCCTGCACAAGCAGGACAGGGCACAGGAATGGTTTAGTCCTGAGAAGCTCAGGGACGCTGGTCTTTCTGAAAAGCAAATAGATGTCCTTCAACATGTTAAGGACATGGAGCAGAAGAAGCTAGAGGTTTGGAACGAGAAGCGTCAGCAAGCTGGTCTACCGGCTGTTGACGAACAACCCGGTCACTTCCCCGGCATCTTCACTGGCGACTACAAAACTATGGTCAGAGACAAGGACGGCAACGTCATTGGCTACGTAGGCACCAACACACGCTGGATTCATAACAGAGTTATTGAGGACCTAAAGAAACAATACCCGGCCGCTACCTTTGAGTTCTTAGGACGCAAAGGCCTAGCGGGCCTTGCGCGTGGTCCTAACAGTGTGGCTATGTCTGAGCTTGCTCAGGTGCTGGCTAAGAACGACCCTAAGTTTGCCGACCTACAGGATGCTGTTAACAAGCTCATTGCACAGAACGCCGACAAGATGTATGGCGCGTCTAATCACGCCTTAGGCAAGAAGGAAGGTGGGAATCCGGTGTTCGGTTCCGAAGGCAACAAGCCTTGGAGAAATGCCACCGAGAACACCAATGAGGCTATGACAGCCTACAAGCAATATTGGGACGAGGGCATGCGCTCGCATACCAACCTCCCGGCTGAGACTCAGCTTAAGAGTCTGCTCAATAGTCCTGACCTCAACATGCCTAATGTCAAGAGCTATCTGGACAAGTATGTGAACCATCTGTCAGGCCGCTCAGTGAGCGACTTCGGCAGGGCTATGGATACGTTGCTAGACACGCTCCCGCGTGCGCTAGGCGTGGGTCCGTCCTACATCCGAGGACTAGTGGACCAATCCACTAAGCGTACAGGCCAGCTTCTCATGGGTGCAGGCAACATCGGGCACAGCATCGTACAGATGCTACAGGTCCCGGCTATGTCGGTTCCACAATTTGTAAACATTGCCAAGCAATTCAACCTACCGCTCACTGACGTAGGTGCCGCACAGGCTCGTGGCATTGCAGACCAAGGTGCGTTCCTCAAGGAAATGTGGACAAAAGAAAAGGCCCAACGTGATCCTGTCACGCGGGCCATGATGGATTTTGCCTCAGAGAATGGCATGAGCCACTTCTCAGAATTCCAAGAGATTAAGCAAACCGAGCAGTCTGCCTCAGCACGGGTAGCCGATAAGGCTATCGACATCAACCGCACTATCCCGGAAGTGTCCACTCGTCCGTTCACGTTCTTCACGCTGTTCAGACTACTAGACAACGTGCCCCATCTGACGATGGAGCAGAAGCTACGTGCTGCGCTTAATGCTACAGACGAGGCGATGATTAACTATTCGCCCCGTGAGAAGCCTATGATTTATAGCGACTTAGGTCAACTAGGTAAGCTCACCGGCTCCCTGAGCACGTTCAAGCACGGTGCCTATGCACAGGCTGGTCGTCTCATTAAGGGCGGAGCAAAGGGCAACCTAGCTCCTCTAGCCACCTTCGCCGCAATCAACTTCGCTCTGGCTGGCGTCAGGGGGATATACGGTTACGACGATGCTGACTCCATCGTTAAGTATATCACCGGGATGGCAGGGAATCGTCGTTCCATTCGGGAACTGTTGCTCGATCCCAACACCAACTCCGAGGTTATCAAGAGCGGGGCACTTTCTGCCTACACTGGCCTCGACCTTGCTGGTCGGGTTAACGTCAACGGATTCATTCCTGACAACCCCTTGCAGGCTGTCGTGGGTCCCTTCGGCGCTAAGATCGAGAAAATCGGCGAGCGCGCGGTCCAAGCGGCTAAGAATCTCGGGGGTGCAGGTAATGGTCCCATAGACTTCAAGAATCTTGCCCTCGAACTTATGCCCGGTGGGCCTGTTCACCATAACGTGCGCGAATGGCTCATGAATGATCCCAAGACTAACCGGCTTATGGGTCAAGATGCTCTCCCCGGTAATGATCGTACTCCTGCGGATATCACGGCTAACAAGTATGGTTTCACTTCGCTTCGGCAGGGTAATCTAGGGAATAGTCAATACAATGACCTTCGGAGACAACAGTCGAAGCTGGAAGATCAGAAGGCCATTGAGAAGCAAGCACAGGAGCTACATGCGCAGGGCTTGTTTGCTCGTCAGGGCGCGCTAACTTTACAGGGCAACAATCTCGTTCAGAAGTATATTCAGCGAGAGGGTGACCCACAGCAACTAATTTCTCGTGTAGTGTCTGAGGCTGAGAACATGGCTCTGAATAAGCAGCAACGTCTACAGGGGATTCCTGATGGCTCGTTAAAGTCGATTTATCGCTACAAGAACTATGATCGTAGCCGGAAGTACAACAATGCAGATTAGTCATAATGGTATAGAGTTCCTTAAGGATGCGGAGGGTTTCCGTGATAAAGCTTACAGAGACTCAGTTGGAGTGTGGACCGTTGGTTACGGTACAACCCGAATCTACGGTAAGCCTGTTGAAGCAGGGCAAACGTGTACACAGAACGAGGCGGAGCTTTGGCTCACCGCTGATACGGCCTCGGTCCAAACGGCCATTAATAGATCGGTTCGAGCGCCACTTCGGCAGAACCAATATGACGCACTAGTGTCGTTTGTTTACAACATAGGGATTCAGGCATTCCAGAATTCCACCATGTTGAAGAAGCTGAATGCTGGTGACTACTCAGGAGCAGCAGCGGAGTTTCCACGATGGGACAAGGCAGGGGGTCAGGTGATCCCCGGCTTACACAGCCGACGACTCCGAGAACAGAGTTTGTTCACACAATAAAAAGGGCCCTTCGGGGCCCTTTCTCATTCTGTACAAATCACCCCAATGGGGATGATGATGATAAGCTTCTTGTCTCCACGTTGGATGGGCACCTTCATTAAAGTGTTGGGCTCAAAACGGTTAGGGCCAAGAGCATCAGGATCAAGAAGAATATCTCCCGGTTTAAGGCCCGCTTTCTCGGCTGGTGTTCCGTGGCCCACATCGACAATCTCACCACTGCCATAATTGATATGAATACCAATACCGTCATATTTATCCGTACAGGCTAGGCCTAGTCCTTCTGCATCCCGTCCTACCAGCACACGAGGCGTCATCATTGGCGCCTCTTCTGTTTTCTCGGGTTTCTTTTCAATAGGTAATGGGATACGACCGCACGATACTGCTGTCGCCAGAACTATTGTATGGAGCAGTAAAGTACCACCAACCCCAAATATGCGTTTCAGAGTTCTTTCTCCCAATATATGGCGGTTGGGAGTCCCCACCTGTAGATGGGATCAAAGACTTTCCATCCGCATCGGATGAAGCTGTTGGCAGAAGCAACATTTTCTGTGGTGCAGTCACTAACTACCCTCTTCACTCCCATCTTCTTCACCGTCGAGCACAGGTATCTCATAATACGTGCCTGAATCCTTTTCCCCCGGTAGCGATCCAGTACCCCGACGCGGCTGAGATACCAATTCTGACTCCCGTCCTCGGCCTTCGGAAGAGGCCGAATGCAGCCGAAGGCTACTGGCAGAGTCAGGTCGTAAAGGATTACCCATATATCGTTTTCTCCATGTTCCTCCATATCGTCCAAAGGGAGGGTTTCCCTATGGAGATAGCGGAGAGCAAACTCCTGTTCTTTGAAATCAACTTGCTTGAGTTTCATTAAACACCACAGCTACCGCCATGCCCGGTGTACTCACATACGTCTGTTTCTTCAAAGATTGTGTCCTTGTGTTTGATGGCATCTTCGTAGTCCACTGCCGTTAGCGGCTGACCGCCTCTAGCTCCATCTGGATAGCAGGTGAACCCACGGAGGCGTCCAGCGTATCTTGCAAGTGTGTTTGCAAAACTTCCGACAAGTCCCTCATTATTTCCCTTAGTTCCCCAAGAGGGAAGGTTGATGGTACTTGAAATTGACATGTCCACGAAGTCCTGTACGTCCGCTTGGAACTTGATGCGCCTTTCAGGATCATAGGCTAGGTCGATTGAGGTTTCGATGTCAGCGGGATTGATTCCTTGCTCGACGAGCGCCGCTGCTGTTCCATCAACAACAAATTGATAACGCCATTTGGTTCCGTCAGTGAGGAAACGACGCTTGTAAGCCGTTGCAAACGCAGGCTCAATTCCCGTAGTTGTGCCAGCGAGGATTCCGATAGAACCTGTGGGTGCGATAGCGCGGTACGCAACAGGCCTACTGATGTAGTAACGTTCGCAATGCGCATTGGCAGCCGCCTCAGATTCGGTTCGGTAGGTTCCCAACCACGATGATAGTGCTTCATTTACTTCGTATCTGTAGTTGCGCTTGAGAAGCCATTCGTGGATACCCATGAGGCCCAACCCCAAACGTCGATTCTTTTCCCTGACTTTGTATACCTTCTCGTAGGGTAGATCAGCGCGGAGAGTTCCACACACGAGGAACTTAGACGCGAGATGGACAACATCTTTGAATTGCTCCAGACTGTCAATATTGCCCAGATTGACTGAGCCAAGATTGCATACGTCAGAGTCATCCTCAGATGTAACTTCGGTGCATGCGTTGCGAAGAGTTTCATTCTGTTTATCACCAAAGTTAAACGAGAAGCCGGGCTCCCCTGTTTTCAGAGCCTGCCTTACATTTTGTAAAAAGACCGAATTAGCAGCAAGCTGCTGTGCCGCCACAGTCGGCTCGTGTAAGTAATTACCAATAGCAGCGTCGTCATAGTTGACGCTGATGTTGGTCATATCTAGAGGGGCGGGAAAATTGAAATCTTTCGCCTTTTGCTCTCGGATAACTTCTGACCAATTTTTTGATTTAAGGAAATCAGATATGTCTGCATGTTGCCAATTGAGGCTTGCATAAATCGCAGAACGTCGGCTTCCTCCCTGCATAACATTCCGTCCGATTTCATTGATTGCAAACATGAGGGGGATAGGGCCAGAAGCTGTACCACCAGTTCTTGATAAAGCCTTTCCAGCTCCGCGAAGTCTACTGTAGTCGATGCCAATTCCGCCTCCTGTCATTAGACAGGACATTGCCCGCCATGTTACTGCTGACCATTCTTCTCGGGTATCTTCCTCTGCCCGGAGAAGGTAACAGTTATTGTACGCCTTATAGGGTCTTCCTGCATAGTACAGGTAGCGACCTCCGGGTAGAAATCGCATATGTTTAATATGCTCAGCAAGCTCTCCTCGATCACCTGCTGACATGAGGGCGTGTTGAGTGCCCCACCTAGTTCCACAGACGTCTTCAACCACCCTATCTGCCAATTGATCCCATGTATCGGAGGGTCCTTGGGCGTACTTGAATCGGAAGACATTCTCACCGAAGGTTGTTCTGAACCGCTTTGTCGTTGTCAATATAATCCTCTTCTTCTGGCTCGTATTCTTTGATTTGTTCTTCTGCTTCTTCTTCTTCGATGCGTCTGACTAGGTATTTCTTCTTACCGAAGACACGTTCTTTCTCTTGATCGAAACGCTTATTCTTCATAGTGACGCGCAATGCGGCTCAAGTTGTCAAGGACATGCTCATGGAAAGCATCCACAAGCATGTCCGAGTCCACTTCCAGCAATTCGAGAAGAGTTACTTCGTCCTCTAGGCGAAGGCGTTGGAGTAACTCTTTGAAGTCCATTAGTCGATGTACTCTACAGGAATGTCGTTCTCACGAGCGAATGCAATTTCACGGGTGACCCCGTTGCTGTGCTGCCAACCCGGCATACGATAGACAACCAGCCGGTCAGCGTGTCGCAATACTCCGAAGTCTTGACGCAGCCAGAAATCTCCGTCGTGTCGTGTGTCCATACCATTGACTTCAATGGGGTGACTGTGGGCAATCGGACAGAATACAACTTCTCCACCTTCCATTAGTTCTGCCGCTTTGCGGCACACCTTCTTAAATCGTCGGGTCAGTAGGTTCTTAATGCTCTGCTCAGTGTGAGTCTCAGGATTAAGAACGCTGTAGGGACTAGCTAGATAAATCATTAGTAGATGTCTCCATTTTCCTTGATTTTCACATCCTCATAGGGAGCAACTGCCCGCCTATAAAATTCAAGCTTACAACACTCCAAAGCACCAACCACAGAGTTGTAATCGGAGTATCGAGCATTGTCTCCAAGATATTCGAGACAGAGCTTGGTGATGAGGAAATTGAGTTCACCGGGAGTAGCGGGACCATCGTCCCCTTGTAGCAGTTGTGTCTGCTCAATGTCTGAGATATAGGGCATTACATTAGCTACCGAAGACGGTTTGAATGATTTGAATTTCAGCAGCGAGCATCATGTACACGAGGTAGAATAATGCTGTGCCACTTACGAAGCTGGCGGCGGCTGATAGCCAGTAGAGCTTAGGAACATTAGTGCGATTAAGGAAAGCGTTAACAACGTCATTCACCTGTTGAAGAAACCAAAAGAAAGCAGCAAACCAAAAGACAGCGGTAGCATCCATTATTTCATATCCTTAAGAATTAGTTCGAGTCGCGCAAGAGCATTCCATGCAACCTGTGCAGCATGTAAGACAGGCTCTTTCATAGTAGAGTCATATAGGCCCTCGATAGACTCGGCAAGAAGGTGGCGACCAAGGGCATCAGAATAGCGGTTAACACCATCAGGCACGCTCTCCCAACCTTTCCACGCATACTTCTCGGCGCCCACTCTAGACACGTGAGCAACAGCACTACAACTACGAGGGAAGTAATCAAGCAAACCTCTAAATACAGGAGACTTTCCAGAATCGAGTTTAGCTCCCAAATCATGGGGGTTCCTTCCTGTGGGATCAACTTCCATATTTCCTATTCAAGTATTTGAGTGACACGAACATTTCGTCGAAGGCTCCGTCTTCAACTTCGTGGAGCATAATGACTCCCCGCCAATGTCGATTACCTTGGGGTCCCATATAATCCTCGTCGTGCTCATAGCAAGAGCCGGCGATGATAGATGTAATAGTAGCCCCGTCGGCCCGTGTAGCGTAAGCGATTTGCTTTCCTTGCTGGTGTCCAGCGATAGACGACATGTTGGTTTTACGGAGTTGCGCTGCCGCAGTTCCAGCAGGGCGGCCAGCCACACCAGTAACGAAGTAATGACTAAAGGCAATACCTCCAAGTACGAGTACATCAAGGAAGGGTACAACATTCCAATCAGCGTCGTACCCAAGATCACTGATGTTAAGAACCCCATCAAGTTTAGGGTCGTTGTTGACAGCCTTGTTAATACGGTTTTCATGATTACCGATCAGGATGTACTTGTCGGGGGAGTATTGCTTTTTTCCGTTCTTCCGCTGCCGGGTATTGTAACTAACGATAGGTTCGTGTAAGGCAACCATTCCGTCCTTTGCGGACTGAATATCCTCAACATATCTGCGACCTTCGAAAGCTTTCGTACCAACATCGTAAGAACTGAGAGAAGGCATATCTGCGTGGTCGCCAAGATGCACAATAGCATCTGGCTGTTTGTCCACGATAAATCGTCCAATGTTTTTAAGATACTCAACACTGTGTCCCGGTTTAACCTGCGTGTCTGGAATTACAAGTATTTTCATTAGTTGATGTTTGGATGTTGAATCCTCATTGCTGAGTCTTCGGGCTCATCCGGCTCTTGTAGCATGAAGGTGTAGCCTGCGGCTAGCAGGTCTTGGATACCGTATTGCAGAAGGAAACTTATTTCCCTAGCATTGAGGCTGCCCTCGAAAATAATCTCACCACTCTCTGGATTGCGGGTTCTAACCTCAATTTTCATTTTTCTTCTTTCGTTTTAATTTTGTGACATGGCTTGCATACTGCCTGTAGATTGTTCTTTTCACAAAATAGCCGTTTAATGTAGGTGTCCCATGTTGTAAAGCCCTTCTTAGGGTCCACAACTGGTTTAATGTGGTCCACTTGAATCTCCGACGAAGGTACATCAGAGCCACATATGGCACACCTAAAGTGCTGCGCAATACGATTGGTTCGGGTATTCCGTTTCTTATCCGTCTTCGCCGCATTTAATGTCTCGAACTTTGGAGGCCAACGCCGGGTGCCTGATCGTAGAACAGACACAATGAAGGCGTGCTTACGCGCTGGTGTCCACTCGGAACTCTTTGAACCTTTCCGTCGGGTCATCGTTCAGCTTCCTCCAAATCCAGAGACACTTGGCATTCATGTCCATTTCTTCATTGCAATCATACGCTGCTGCCACTCTGCGATAAAGCTCCTCTTCGGTGTTGGCACCTTCAAGGTGTTCAGCGGCTCCGACCTTTCCAACTTGGACAACACCTTTGATGTTGTCTGTGGGGTCGCCGACAAGCATTTGATAGTAGAAGAATCGGAGGCCATCGAAGGGGGTGACGAAATACTTTCGTGCTTCCTTGACGACGATGCCTTTCCGTTTGAGTTCTGGACTATAATGCCATCCCGGTATTTGATCTAAGTCTTTGTCGATGGAGCTAATCATGCTCTCAACGCCAGCATCCATGTTGGCTGTCTGTTCCACCCCTAGCAGATCGTCTGCTTCACAACCCTCTGCCTCTATGGCTGAGAACTTCCTGATGAGGAAATCTTTTACGATTTGTAAATGTTGCGGGCGGGGAACTTTAAGCCGATTGGCCTTGTATTCAGGATAAACCTTGTGACGGAAATTTCCCTCTCCCGTCACATAGAGTTTATATTCTGGATTGTTGAGGCGCTCTAGTAGACTCTCTAGCCCATTCTCTGCGTTATGGCAGGCGAAGTTGGGTGGGTCTTGCTCCGCCATTGCAGCGGAGGCGTAACAGAGCGTATCAGCATCAATTAAAACTATCACTCTGCCGTCGCAGTCTCCACGGCCGGAACGTCATAGACGTAGGCGACAATCTGATCGGCAAGATCAAACACCTCCTGATTGGAACCTACTGGAACCTCTAGGTACTTGATAAGCTCGATGGCATGGCCGATTGAACTTTGCTTGACGATGAGACGTTGGCGGTCACTATCGGGGACCCATGCAGACTTAGCAGCCTTCGCATCTCCCTGACCAGCCGCCTGGGCATCACCACTGATTTTGGTTGCGCCTGTCCAGACTGTGTAGTCCTTGTCGTCCTTGCCTGTGGTGACTTCATACAGTTCGCCTTCCTTGGCGTCCTTTAGGGCAGCAAATGCTGCGGGGTTGGCAAACGAAATGAGCTTCCAGCTTTTGGTTTCACCGCGCTGATTCTTGTAACTAATTTCAGCAACTTGATAACGCTTGACGTTGCTAACTGCTACACTGATAATACTAATTTGCATTAAATGAGTTCCTTTGGAATGTACATGGCATGCTCAGTTTGGATGAATCCCTTAACAGGGTCGAAGAACTGAACATCAGTTAAAACACGAGATTGTCCATCAACGTAGATGAGAATGTCGGGCACGGCATCCGGCCGGCCTAGCTTCTCTTGTGGGTACATCCCGCGCGATGCGTCATACCCAATGGGAGTTAGAGCGTCAATAGGTCGCTTCCTTTCATTGAAGCTCCAAGAGCTTCATATCCTTTTTGTTTGGTCCTGCGGATACTTCGCAGGTGAGGGGCAGAGAGAAGTCGTATTTCCAAATATCACGACATAGCTGAGGCACAGCCTCAATACTCTCTTTTAAAATAGTCCCTATATTATACACGTTTTCTTCTGGCGTGTCAACTACTATCGAGTCGTGGATTGTGCTGACGAGTAAATCGCTAGGCCCTTCAATCTCTCTAAGCCTACGATTACATTCCAGCCTTGCGAGCATAACAAGATCGGCTCCAAATCCTTGCACGGGATAGTTTTTAACTTTTGTATCAGGCCATTTAAGTCCCCACTGAGTTTCTTCATATCCGAAAGGATAATAGCGGCCTGAGGGGATAGTGAGACATCCATTGGTTTTTGCTTCATGGTCTATGTCTTTGTGCCATTTGGCGATGCCGTGGTACTTGGCGTAGTATTTGTCGATGACCTCTTGCCAAAAACGCTCGCTTCGGGATACCCCCATAAAATCCGAATCATGCGCATAGCTGTACGCGCTTCCTCCGTAGATAAGCCTGAACTTAAAGATTTTTGCAATAAGACGGCCAGCTTTCCCTTCACCGAGTCCAAAAGCTCGCTGGTTGTTTCCATGGATATCTTCCTTGTCGATGATTTCCTGCCGGAGAACGGAATCGTTGCTGAGTTGAGCAGCAACAACAACCTCTAGCCCCTTTACGTCAGCATTTACAAGCAAGCACTTTCCTCAACTGCGTTAAGAGCCAGATATAGCAGGATGGCGAACGGGATACCTAGTAACAAAAAACTCATCTACTTCCTCCGGAGCATTCTGCATATTTGGTCTGCTAGACGAAAGCCGTCCAGTCCTAGCCACAACTTGATTAAACTGACCGTGGATATAGTTTCCCTCCCAATGCATTTCTTCAATTAGCGCCGGCATAGCACTAAGATAAGTGCCAATGAGCTTAGTGATAGTAGCACGACGGAGTAGAAGCTCAATGATCCGTCTAGACTCTTTTGTTTTTGCCTTGAGTTGTATGAGGGTGTCTTCTGCTGTGGAGTAGAAGGGTCGCTCCGCAGTAGACTTTTTAAGAGCCGTTCCGCGGAGGGGGCTAAAGTGCCCGACGAAGTTATATTGATTTGTTCGTTGGTACTCATTTCTTATGTAGGCTTCCCCTTTCTTTGGGCCGCTCTTATAGATGCGTTCGACTGGAAGGTAAACGTCCTCGGTAAAAGAACCGCCATACAGGAAAGCACTAAGCTGATCGCCAGAGTCCCAATTAATTTTTGTAACGCTGTAGGAGTCAAGTTCTTTCTCGATGCCTATTAGTTCTTCGGTGAGTTGGTCACTTCGTCGCTGGCTGCCTTCAACGTCGTATTTGAACCCGTTGAATTCCATGTCTCGCAGTACCAAAAGATCGAGCCCGCAAAGGCGTATAAGACGAGAGAGG